AACCGTATGGTTCCCAACTGTGTTCGTAAAGAACAAGTTTCTGATTGGAGATCTGAATTAGATCTTCAGGAAAAGGAATTTAAATCCCATAAAATGTATGATCCAAAAACTGGAAAGGGATATGATGCTGAGACAGAAGAGGATCATCTTCGTATGAAGAAGATGGGTTATACCCACGAAAAACCTAAGAAGAAGAACTGTGGATGTGGTAAAGATCCTTGTGAAACCTATGGTAAGAAGGAGGTAAAAGAAGACTGGCAGAAGTCAAACCGTAATGACGGTGTTGATGGTATGAGTCAGAAATCTGTTGATGCTTACAAGCGTGAGAATCCAGGTTCTAAATTAAAGACTGCCGTAACTGGTAAGGTCAAGAAAGGAAGCAAAGATTCTAAGAGACGTAAATCTTTCTGTGCTCGTTCTGATGGTCAGAGAAAGATGCATAATATTGATTGTAAAAAAACACCAGAGAAAAAAATCTGTAAAGCACGTAAACGCTGGAGATGTTGAATTAGGTTTTTGTTATGAGTGAACAGTATCTTGGTAATCCAAATCTAAAAAAAGCAAATACGGCGATCGAGTTCACAGAAGAACAGATCGTCGAATTTTTAAAGTGTAAAGAAGATCCCGTATATTTTGCAAATAACTATATCAAGATTGTTTCTCTTGATGAGGGATTGACTCAATTCCATCCATATCATTTTCAGGAAAAATTAATTAACAACTTCCATGAAAATAGATTCAATATTTGTAAAATGCCAAGACAGACTGGCAAGTCCACTACTGTGGTATCTTACCTTCTACATTACGCTGTTTTTAACGATAGTGTTAATATTGGCATCCTAGCAAACAAAGCAGCAACAGCAAGAGAACTTCTTGGTAGGTTACAGACTGCATACGAAAACTTGCCCAAATGGATGCAGCAGGGTATACTATCCTGGAACAAAGGATCTATGGAGTTAGAAAATGGCAGTAAGATACTGGCAGCTTCTACGTCTGCGAGTGCTGTCCGAGGTATGTCATTCAACATCCTCTTTCTCGACGAGTTCGCGTTCGTCCCAAATCACGTTGCTGACTCGTTCTTTGCATCTGTTTATCCTACTATTACTTCTGGTAAAAACACCAAAGTAATCATTGTATCCACTCCACACGGTATGAATCATTTCTACCGTATGTGGCACGACGCGGAGAAAGGAAAGAATGAGTACATTCCAACTGATGTTCATTGGTCCGAGGTTCCTGGAAGAGATGAAGTATGGAAAGAACAGACGATTGCTAACACATCAGAACAGCAATTCAAAGTTGAGTTCGAGTGTGAGTTTCTTGGTTCTGTCAATACCCTTATAAATCCATCTATTCTAAAGAATCTTATATATGAAGATCCTATTCAAAGAAATGCCGGTTTAGATGTCTACGAAAAGGCGATACCCGAACACAACTACCTTGCTACTGTCGATGTTGCTCGTGGCTTGGGCAATGATTATTCTGCATTTATCATTGTTGATATTACAGAGTTTCCCTATAAGATAGTAGCAAAGTATAGAAATAATGAAATCAAACCGATGTTATTTCCTAACATCATTCAACAAACAGCGAAAGCATACAATGATGCTTGGGTGCTAGTAGAGGTCAATGATATTGGAGAGCAGGTAGCAAATATTCTTCATTACGATTTAGAATATGAAAATATGCTGATGGCAGCGATGAGAGGTCGTGCTGGACAAGTAGTTGGGCATGGATTTTCTGGTAAGAAGTCACAAATGGGAGTTAGAACAACAGCACAAGTAAAGAAACTTGGTTGTTCTAACTTAAAAACTTTGATTGAAGATTTTAAGTTACTTACACTTGATTATGAAATCATTTCTGAGTTAACCACATTTGCTCAGAGACATAATTCATTTGAAGCAGAAGAAGGTTGTAATGATGACCTTGCAATGTGTCTGGTTATCTTTGCTTGGTTGGTAGCACAAGATTATTTCAAAGAGATGACTGATAATGATATCCGTAAGAGAATATACGAAGAACAAAAAAATCAGATTGATCAAGACATGGCACCATTTGGATTCCTGGATGATGGAATCAATGACATAACAGGGTCATTTACTGATAAGGACGGTGATCGTTGGCATACTGATGAGTATGGTGATCGTGCTTATATGTGGGAGTATTATTGATGGACTTAGATGACCAACTACAATTAGGTCATCTACTCCTGTATGAACGGGAGTGTAAGAAATGTGGAGTAACTAAAAATTTAGTCGATGGATTCTATAGAACTAGAAAAGATAGAGGTCCTGTAGCATCATCATATTCATATGAATGTAAGGAGTGCACTAAGAGTAGAGTTAAAAAGAGCAATAATAATTGGGAATATCCCGATTGGTAGATTTCACGGCTAGATTCCCCACTGAAAATACCCCTTTCCATAAATATTTTTAGATAATTCTGGCACCAAGGAGAACACAAGATGCCTCTAAATTTAGCATCTCCTGGAATTGTAGTAAGAGAAGTTGACTTAACTATTGGAAGAGTCGATCCAGTCTCTGGTTCGATTGGGGCGCAAGTTGCTCCTTTCAGCAAGGGACCTGTTGACCTCCCTCAGTTAATTGAGAATGAGGATGATCTCTTAGACACTTTCGGTAGACCATACTCAGTAGATAAGCACTACGAACACTGGATGGTTGCCTCATCATATCTTGCATATGGTGGTGTAATGAGAGTATCCAGAGCAGACGACCAACTTCTCAAGAATGCATTTGTTGGAGCTGCTACAAGCATCAAGATCAAGAGCACCGAGCACTATGAGCAACTCGGTTACGATGAGAATCCAATCACTAACGTAACTGTTGCTGCTAGAAATCCAGGTACCTGGGCAAACGGAATCAAAGTTGCCATCATTGATGGTAGAGCAGATCAAGTCCTGTCAGGTGTCAGCACATCTGGTGTCGCTGTTGGATATGGTTTCACTGCTGCAGTTCCTGCTGGAACAATCCTTGCTGGTGCTGGTACAACTTCCGTACTTGATGGTCATCTTTCTGGAACTATCACCGAAATTGGTGATGGTACTGTTGGCGTTAAAGTTCTTCAGCATGTATCTCTTGCCGGAACAAGAACAAATGTTGACTACACCCAGAACGGTGTATACGCACTTCCACAAACTGGAAACGTTGCGATTCATACTAACGGAACAGCAACATCCTTCGCAACCAGAGCATATACTGGAGAGAAAGATTGGTTTGAGAATCAAGAAATCGCACTTAGCGTTGGTTCACTTGAGTGGGATCAATTAGCAAACCGTCCTGGAACTTCCGATTATGTTGCTGCTAGAGGCGGTAGATTTGATGAAGTTCACGTTGTCATCATTGACGACAAAGGAACAATTACTGGAAACGCAGGTTCAATCCTTGAGAAGCACCTGAATCTTTCCAAAGCAAAAGATGCTGAGTTCTCTGTAGGTTCACCTTCTTACTGGAGAAAGTATCTCTACACCAACTCCGAGTACATCTTCGGTGGTTCTGCTCCTGCAGGAATCACAACAATCGCACATAGCGATAACGGTGCTGCTCAGTTTGAACTCGATAGTGATTCTGGATGGGACCAAAACGCAGACAAAGTTAACTTTGCTGGTTCTGGTGTTGTTACAGTTACCCTTGGTGGTGGAACTAACTATCAGGGCAAGACAGATTACACCACTGCTGGTGCTTTACACTCTGGTCTTGACGACATCATTACTGGACTTGGTAAGTTTGAGAATACTGAAGAGTATGAAGTAGATTTCATCCTCATGGGTTCCGCTAACTATCCTAAGTCTCAAGCACAAGCACTTGCTAATAAGTGTATTGCAGTTGCTGAAGCAAGAAAGGATGCAGTAGCATTCATCTCGCCCTACAGAGGAGCATTCATCAGTGATAACTCTGTTGGTAGCGTAACTGTTGGAGATATTGATACTATTACCGATAACGTAATTAGTTTCTATTCCTCAGCAACTTCTACAACTTATGGAATCTTTGATAGTGGTTATAAGTACATGTATGACCGCTTCAACGATACCTTCCGTTATGTCCCACTGAATGGTGACATCGCAGGAACCTGCGCCAGAACGGATATCGAACAGTTCCCATGGTTCTCACCTGCTGGAACTTCTAGAGGCGCAATCCTCAACGCAGTCAAACTTGCCTACAACCCAGGTAAGAAGCAAAGAGATCTTCTGTATTCCAACAGAATCAACCCAGTTGTCTTCTCCCCAGGAGCAGGAATCATCCTCTTCGGTGATAAGACTGGATTTGGTAAGTCTTCGGCATTCGATAGAATCAACGTTCGCCGTTTGTTCATCTTCCTGGAAGATGCAATCTCCGCTGCTGCTAAGGACTTCCTCTTCGAGTTCAACGATGAGATCACAAGAACTAACTTCGTGAACATTGTTGAACCATTCCTCCGCGACGTTCAGTCTAAGAGAGGTATCTTCGATTATGTTGTTATCTGTGACGAGACCAACAACACCGCTGCTGTTATTGACAACAACGAGTTCGTTGCTGACATCTTTATCAAACCAGCGAGATCGATCAACTTCATCGGTCTTACCTTCATCGCCACCAGAACTGGTGTTGCTTTTGAAGAAGTAATCGGCTCCGTTTAATTCAATTAGAGGTTAACTCAAATGCCATCTAGACAACAGATTAATCCACCCCCACTAAGAAAGATTACCGACTTCAAGAGTAAGTTAACGGGTGGTGGCGCTCGCGCCAACCTCTTTGAAGTCGTTCTCCAGTTCCCAGATCTGGCACAACCAGATTCTGCAACTCTTGAGAAATCGAGATTCCTGGTCAAGGGTGCTAACATGCCAGCATCCAACATTGCCCAGATCGAAGTACCTTTCAGAGGTCGTGTCCTGAAAATCGCAGGTGATAGAACCTTCGATTCTTGGACCGTTACCGTTCTGAACGATACCGATTTCGCCATCCGCTCCGCTTTCGAGCGTTGGATGAACACCATCAACAGAGTATCTGATAACACTGGTCTGGTTAATCCAGCAGATTATCAAGCAGATGCTTATGTCTATCAGTTAGATCGTGATGGTTCTACCCTGAGATCCTATCGTTTCTACGATGTGTTCCCAACTCAGGTATCACCAATCGAACTTTCTTATGATGCTCAAGGTATCCAAGAATTCACTGTTGAACTTCAAGTTCAGTGGTGGGAAGCTACTAAGGGTACCGGTGCTAATGCTGGTGGTGAGAACATCAACTAAATAGAAGAAGGAAAAGACTCGTTTTAACTTATTATGGCCAAACTTTTTGGTTTTTCTATTGACAGTAATCAGAATAAGTCACCTTCAGTTATCTCCCCCGTTCCTGAAACTAATCAGGACGGGGTTGATAATTATATCAGCAGTGGATTTTATGGTCAATATGTTGATATTGAAGGTGTCTTCCGAACAGAGCATGATTTAATTAAAAGATACAGAGAAATGGCACTGCATCCAGAAGCGGATGGTGCTATCGAAGATGTTGTTAACGAAGCAATCGTTAGTGACCTCTACGATTCTCCTGTAGAAGTTGAACTGTCAAACTTGAATGCAAGCGAAAGTCTTAAAAAGAAGATTAGAGCAGAATTCAAATATCTCAAAGAAATTTTAGACTTTGATAGAAAGTCACATGAAATCTTCCGTAACTGGTATATTGACGGAAGACTTTATTATCTAAAAGTAATCGATTTAAAAGCACCTCAGGAAGGAATTAAAGAACTGAGGTATATTGATCCCCTTAAGATGAAGTATATTCGTCAAGAGAAGAAGGATCAAAAAGATACTGGTTTTGCTAGGGTAAACAAGTCAGAAGATATTCAAAAAGGGCTTGAGTTTGAAGAGTATTTCCAATATACTCCATCTCCAAGTGCTTCTCATGGTATTTCTGCTATGAGTCGTGGAAATGCTAAGTCAATCAAACTCGCTAAAGATGCAGTTACTTATTGTACTTCTGGTTTAGTAGATAGAAATAAGAATACTGTTCTTTCATATCTTCACAAAGCAATCAAAGCACTCAATCAACTTAGAATGATTGAGGATTCTCTGGTTATCTACAGATTGTCTAGAGCACCAGAGCGTCGTATTTTCTACATCGACGTTGGTAATCTTCCTAAAGTAAAAGCAGAGCAATACCTCAAAGAGGTTATGTCTCGCTACAGAAATAAACTTGCTTATAACGCACAGACTGGTGAAGTTCGTGATGACCGCAAGTTCATGTCCATGATGGAAGATTTCTGGTTACCACGTAGAGAAGGTGGTCGCGGAACTGAGATCACTACCCTACCTGGCGGTCAGAATCTGGGAGAACTCTCTGATATTGAATATTTCCAGAAGAAACTGTACAGAGCACTTGGTGTTCCCGAATCTAGAATTGCTGCTGATGGTGGTTTCAATCTCGGTCGTTCTTCCGAGATCCTGAGAGACGAACTTAAGTTTGCTAAGTTTGTTGGTCGCTTGAGAAAGCGTTTTGCTGCAATGTTCAACGATATGTTGAAAACGCAGTTGATCCTTAAGAATATCATTACTCCCGAAGATTGGGAAGTAATGAGAGATCATATTCAATATGATTTTCTGTACGATAATCAGTTTGCTGAACTGAAAGAGAAAGAACTCACTGAAGGAAGACTTGGACTTCTTGCTCAAATTGAACCATTCATTGGTAAGTATTATTCTACTGAGTACGTAAGAAAGAAAATCCTTCGTCAAACTGATCAAGAAATTATTGAGATTGATGAGCAGATTGAAGATGAAATTCAAAAAGGTATTATCCCAGATCCATCAACCATTGATCCAGTAACTGGACAACCACTTCCACAAGAAGGTGGTGAAGGTGCAGGCATGGAAGGTATGGGTGAAGATCCTATGGGAATGGGAGAAGTTCCTGCTGAACCTGATATGGAAGCAGCCGCTGCTGATGCTATGGCAATGGATCAAAAGTACGAAAGGGACAGCAGAAAGTCTGAGTTATAAATAGATTATATTAACTTATTGATTTTTCATGGAAGATGTTGTCGATTTGATCGCTACTGATGCTTCGGCGTCGGATATTAGCGACAAAATGAAAGAACTGCTTTTTACTAAAGCAGCAGAACGTATTGAAATCGCTAGACCATATGTTGCTAACGCAATGTTCGGTCAAGAGTTTGAGTATCCCGAAGTAGAGGGAGAAGGTGAAAGTGAAGTAACAGATGAACCTGAAGAGGAAGAAACCTCTGCAGAACTTGAGACTGAAACAGAAACTGATACAGAAGAGGAATCAGAAGAATGATTGTCAAACCACTAGGAACTGAATCTGCTGTTACTGATGCTGCTATTACTGCAGCAAGAGTAGTGCGTTTGGTGAATAGTCATGCTAGTAATAAGTCAACTATTGCTATTGCTAATAGCGCAGCAGCATCTTTCACTCTGCTTCCTAACAGTAGTGAGATTGTAGAAAAGGATATCGGTGCCGCAGTCACTGCAACTGGTGGTACTGTAACCGGAGTCCCCGTCGCATTTAACATCTAAGATGAAACTTATCACAGAAGAAGTAACAAACGTAAAAGTTATCTCAGAAGGCACAGGTGCCGGAAAGAAACTTTATATTGAAGGAACATTCCTTCAAGGTGAGATCAAGAACCGTAATGGGAGAATGTATCCTATTTCGACTCTTGCTAAAGAAGTAAATCGCTATTGCGAAACTTTCGTCAACAAGGGTCGTGCTCTTGGCGAACTCGGTCACCCCGATGGTCCTACCGTCAACCTTGATCGTGTATCTCACAAGATTACTTCTCTGGTGCAGGAAGGTAATAATTTCAAAGGAAAAGCACAAATCCTTTCAACCCCTATGGGTAAAATCGCATCCTCTCTTCTTGATGAGGGTGTAATGCTTGGCGTTTCTTCCCGTGGCGTTGGTTCACTCCAAACCACAAGTGAAGGATGTAAGGTTGTTGGTGAAGATTTCCAGTTAGCAACTGCTGCTGATATCGTCGCTGATCCTTCTGCTCCTGATGCTTTTGTTAATGGAATCATGGAAGGAAAAGAGTGGGTTTGGGAAGGAGGAATCCTTCGCGAACAACTCGCAGAACAAACCAAGAAGAGAATTAATACTCTCGTAGATCAAAGACAACTTGAGGAGCATAAACTCCAATTATGGAGTAATTTCTTATCAAATCTTTGATTTATAAATAAATACATGTAATTAATACACATTAAATACATATTTTCAAATGTCCGTTGGTAACAATTTACAAGAAATGGAAAACGTAGTAACCAAAGGAGCTGCTGCTGCTGAGCCAATGCCTACAGCTGGTATCCCAGTTGAAGATCTCGGCGGTCCTACTCCTGATAATTCAAGACCCGATGACGATTCTAACAAGTTGAAGGAGCCTGCTGGCACCCTCAGGCAAGTTAAGGACGTTGTTAACGCTAAAGCTGCTCCTGCTGAAGAAGTAGAAGTAGACGAAGACCAGGAAGTAGTTTCCGAAGCAGAGACAACCGAAGAAGAGGTTGTTTCCGAAGAGGAAGTAGCAGCTGATGAAGTTGTTGCCGAAGCGGAAGAGACTGAGGAAGAACTCGTCGAAGAAGAAGGTTTCGACATCGAAGCAGACGTTCAGGCGCTGTTTGAAGGTGAAGAACTTTCTGAGGAGTTCCAATCAAAAGCACGTACTATCTTCGAGACTGCAATTGCCTCTAAGGTTGAAACAATCAAAGAGCAACTCATCGAAGGCTATCAAGAAGCACTCGTTGAAGAAGTTGTAGCAATCAAAGAAGAACTCGGTGAGCGTGTTGATTCTTACCTTGAGTATGTCGCTGATGAGTGGTTCCAAGAGAACGCACTTGCAGTCGAGCAAGGTCTGAAGTCTGAAATCACCGAATCATTCCTCGATGGAATGAAAGGACTTTTTGAAGAGCATTATGTAACTATCCCTGAAGAAAAATATGATGTTCTTGAGAGCATGGTAGATAAACTTGATGAAATGGAAGGTAAACTCAACGAGCAGATCGAACGCAATGTCGCTCTGAATCGTAGATTGGCTGAGTCTTCCGCAGATGGCATTTTTGCTTCTGTAGTTGAGGGTCTTGCAGACACTCAAAAGGAAAAACTCGCTTCTCTGGCAGAAAATGTTGAGTTTGAAAGTGAAGCAGACTATCGTGAGAAGCTGACCGCACTGAGAAGTTCTTACTTCCCAGAGTCCGCGTCCACCCCAAGCACCTCCGAGAATCTTTCAGAAGAGGTTTCTACCGATGAGGTTATTTCGGAAGAAGTATCCCCAATGATGCAAGCCTATCTGCAGACTCTCTCCAGAGCTGCTAAGAAGTGATTTTTAAATCATAAACGTTCAAACTAACTTTTTAAAGAGGTTAATTTCAAATGCAGATGCACAACACAGATGCTCTGCAGGAGAAGTGGGCACCAGTCCTCGATTATGAGGGAATGGATCCAATCAAGGATTCCCATCGTAGAGCTGTTACCGCTGTCCTGTTAGAGAACCAAGAGCAAACCCTTAAGGAAGAGAGAGAATTCCTCTCTGAAGCACCAACCAACTCTGTTGGTAACGGTGGTTATACTTCTTCAGGTGGTCAAACCGTTGCTGGTTTCGACCCAGTTCTGATCTCCTTGATCAGACGCGCAATGCCTAACCTGGTCGCATATGACCTCGCAGGCGTTCAACCAATGTCCGGTCCTACTGGACTCATCTTCGCAATGCGTTCTAAGTACCAGGCACAGTCTGGTTCCGAGGCGCTGTTCGACGAAGCAGATACCGCATTCGCAGGTCAGTCCGCTGGATTCGATAGAACCAACGGCATGACCAACGCCGCAGTTGGTCTTGGTACCACTGCACAGCAGGGATCTAACCCTGGCGCACTTGACCCAACCGTTGGTGTTACCGCAGACGGCACCACCTATAACGTTGGTCAGGGTATGCGTACCGACGACGCTGAGGATCTTGGCGACGGCGCTGGCGCATTCAACGAGATGGCATTCTCAATCGAGAAGATCACCGTAACCGCTAAGTCCAGAGCTCTGAAGGCAGAGTACTCCTTGGAACTGGCACAAGACCTCAAGGCAATCCACGGATTGAACGCTGAGGCTGAACTCGCAAACATTCTCTCCACTGAGATTCTTGCTGAGATCAACCGTGAAGTCATCAGAACCATCTACAACGTTGCTGAGCCAGGCGCACAGGCAAACGTTGCTAACGGCGGTTCCTTCGACCTCGACGTTGACTCCAACGGTCGCTGGAGTGTTGAGAAGTTCAAGGGTCTTATCTTCCAAATCGAGCGCGATGCTAACGCAATCGCACAAAGAACTCGTAGAGGAAAGGGCAACATGATTCTGTGTTCCGCAGACGTTGCTTCCGCTCTGACCATGGCAGGCGTACTCGACTACACTCCTGCTCTGAACTCCAACCTTAACGTTGATGACACTGGTAACACCTTCGCTGGTGTTCTTGCTGGTAAGTATCGTGTCTACATCGATCCTTATTCTGCAAACTCTGGTGCTAACCAGTACTACGTCGCAGGTTACAAGGGTTCTTCCCCTTATGATGCAGGTCTCTTCTACTGCCCATACGTTCCTCTCCAAATGGTCCGTGCCGTTGGTCAGGACACCTTCCAGCCTAAGATTGGATTCAAGACTCGCTACGGCATTGTCGCAAACCCATTCGCACAAGGCACCACCGTTGGCGCTGGCGCACTCGTCAGAAACACCAACCGTTACTACAGAAGAGTCAAGGTTCAAAACCTCATGTGATTCAAGTTCACATATTTTTCAGAGGGTCCTTCGGGACCCTCTTTTTTTATCTAAATATAGTATAAGGTTTTAGTGTGATGCCAGCAGTATCTAAATCACAACAAAGATTTATGGGTATGGTCTGTGCGACCAAGAAAGGCAAAATGTCTGCCCCTTCACCCGAAGTTGCAAAAGCATCTGCAAGTATGAGTGAGAAGGATGCTTGCGACTTTGCTAGAACAAAGCATAAAGGTTTGCCTAAAAAAGTTGCAGAGGAATCCAATCCACGTATTTCTAGGAAGAAAGGTCAACCTGCCAATTCTAAGAAACACTCTGACCTTTATACGGATGAAAATCCAGAAGGAACCATCCATGGTTTAGGTTTCAAAGATGTAGCAACTGCTAAGGCAAGTGTTGCAAAGATAAAGAAATCAAGTCGTTCTCATGCTCATAAAATCCAAGCAGCAATTGCTATGGAACAGAGAGCAAGAGTTATGGGTAAAACATCTGAAGCAGCAGTATTCAGAAAGTTTATCAACTCTATGAAGAAAAAGACTGAGAAAAAGAAAAAGACTCTCAAAGAGTTTATGGGATTCTTTAAAAAAAAGAAATCATCTGCTCCCCCAAAGGATGTAGAGGTTCTGGCGTATAAAAATTTTAAACCAGGTGTTCTAAACAAAACCACTGGACAATTCACTCAACGTGATCATACACCAGATGAAGCAAGAAGATATGGTTGGAAACCTGTAAAGACAAGTTCATACGGTCCTGGAGATACCACATCTCAGGCATATAATACTGGAAAGGATAATGTACAAAGAACTGCTGATGGAACTCCTTTCACAGGCGGTACAAGAGGTGTAGCTGTTCCTTATAAGTACAAAGCAGGTGAAGTTCCGAAAGGAACTTGGGCAGGAACTCCATCAGTAAAGTTTGGTACTGATGTTCAGTTTACCCAAAAACCCATGGGTAAAGACACTAAAGTAACAAATGCAAAGGTAAGAGATACTGGAAACTTTGGTGCTGCTGGTGAATTTAATAGAAGCACCAGTTTTGATTTGATGAGACAGACTGCTAGAGATGTAACTGGCAATCAAAATCTGACTCCAACACAATATGGAAAGAGAACTCTGTATTCTCGTATTAACGACCGTAGAAAGAGTGCTGGTCCAACCAGTAAACATCAAGGTCCAGTTATTAAATAATCAAAATGTCATATAGTTCTTCACCATCCAACTCATGTAGTTGGGCAAATCAAATAAACAACAGGAACTTCTTATCTGGTATTGGATTTAAATTCAATCTAGGTAAGTATCCGAAGGTTGACTTTTTCTGTAATACTGCTAGGATACCAGAACTTAGCTTAGCAACTACCACTCAACCATCATACCTCAAGGATATTGATGTGCCTGGTGAAAAGATTTCATATGGGGATCTTACCATCCAGTTCTTGGTTGATGAAAATATGGAAAACTATAAAACAGTCTATGATTGGATTGTAGGTCTTGGTTTTCCAGAAACTGCACAACAATTCAAAGATGTTACCACAGATAAGGATGGCATCAGAGATATGAAGGAGCAGTTTGCTGACGGCACACTCCGTATTCTTAACAGCAACTTCAATGAGGTTGCGAAAGTAAAATTCCTTGATATGTTCCCTGTGTCACTTAGTTCTCTGGACTTTGATGCCACATCAACTGATGTGAACTACTTTACAGCACAGGCAACCTTCAAGTATACTGTATATCAACTGACTGCTACCACTTAATGGACCTTGATAAAATTCAGGAAATGTGGCAGAAAGATTCTGTCATAGATCCTGATAACTTACATGATGAATCTTTGAAGATTCCACAACTTCATTCAAAGTATTACACTCTGTACAATACTATAACATTGTTGCGAGAGCGAGCAAGAGAACAATATAACAAAGTAAAACTTGAACGTCATAATTTTTACACAGGAAAAGCAGACCCTGCTGTGTATGAAGAAGAACCTTTTCCATATAAAGTCCGTGAGAAAGATGCTATTCAACGCTATCTAGATGCAGACGAGCGATTAAATAAGGTTGATATGAAGATTCGCTACTATGATACAACCCTTAAGTTTCTTGAAGAAATTATCAAAACCGTTGCCAATAGAACATTTCAGATTAAGAATGCCATTGAGTGGCAAAAGTTCCAAGCAGGATTCTAATGAACGAAGATCACAGGTTTGACTATCAGGTTGATTTAACGATAGAAGACATACGTCTTTTAAACCATTGTGTAAATGAGACCCTTAGACTTTGGCCAGGTGCTCCTGCCAGACCTGTGGAAGAACAAGAACATCTTCGATATATGAGAGATTGCTTTTTTAGAATGATTATGGACTACAATTTTAATAACGAAAAATGAGTGATTACGATTACGAAAGCGATTACAATGAAATGGAAGATGTTCCTTTTGTTCAAATAGAATTAGATATTAGAGATTGTCATCAGATCTATAAAGCATTAGATCATCATAAAAATACTGCAGAATTTTCTGATGAGTATGATGAGCAAAGAACTGAATCAATGAAAGATTTTTTCTATCGAATGATTCTAGAATATAAGTTTCAAGTAGGGGAATAAATATTCATAGGTGAATCCTGTGAATTATGTCACACTTGATTATATCGAAGAAGAACGAAGTTTTTCTTCAAGTTAAAGCAGAACCTCACGTCTACTATGAGTTAGCAGACCAGTTTACGTTTGATGTTCCAGGTGCCA